CTTTTAGATAAACTAGGGTTTAATGTTATATAACTTAATAAATTTTGTGTTAAAGGGTTGTCATTATCATAAAAAGAAAGATTAAGAAATGTTTGTTTAAATCTTTCTGTTTGATACTTAATATCATCATCAGTAAACCCTATTGAACCATATGTTGTATTACCATTTAAATTTAACTCATATGTTATCTTGTCAATAACATTGTTTTTTGAATTTATTGGTATAAACCTAACTTTTTCATAATCAATAATCGGATTAATAGCCTTTTCTACTTCAGCATCAACAAACACCCTCTGAATTATGTCAGATTGGTCAACAATTTGATATTCCATATTTATTGGAATGTTAATCGTAGTTGCTGTCGTTGCACTAGATAAAGTTGATAGATTTATTTTATATTGGTTAATGAACATTTATTTTATTTTATTTAATCGTTAGTTTTTAGCAAATATCATCTTCTGAGTTAATTGTATATTTATCCGTCATTCTTTCACCTAATGGGTCAGATGGAAACGTACTATAGTACAACCCCCAATCATTAAATGCGTCTTGCCTTCTAACATAAAAACAATCGTTAAAATACATATAATGTGAACCATTTAAAAATGGGTAATCTAAAGCTTTTTCGTCAGATTGGTTATAACCAATACTTAACATGTCTCTCCATAAATATCTACCATCATCTAATTTAACAGCGTAGGATGGTATACCTTCAGTATTTGAGTCACCTTGTTCTATATATGCTGAAAATTCTTTTATTTTTATTAATTGATGGGCTTTATAGAAATAACCTTCTTGTCTAGGTCCTAAATTAATTGTTTTTGTTTCTGGGGTAAACCCAATAGTTTCGTAATATGTAAAATTAGCTTCCGTTTCTCTATTATTTGTGTTAAACCTATGTGAAACATCAGCCAATATTGTTTCTTTAAGTTCAATAATATTGTATTCAACCAAGTCACCATAAAACTCATCATTTTTATCCATATCAAGTTTATATTCCAAAGGATTATGTGTCGGAAAAGGTTGACTGTTTTGGTTATTACCGCCATTATGTATTAAATTTATACATGGTATATCTCTTAAATACGGTCTAATACTACTATTTTTTAAGTCTTCAATATATGGTGTTTCAATACCCGATGATACTCTTGTGAATAACCCATTACTACTAGTTTTTACTTTTGTTAGATATAGTTCACTTAATGGTCTACCTAAATTATCAACTAACCCAGTTATATCTATATCTTCATTAAATACAAATTGAGTGATACTGTCATTAAATACATTTTCACTAAACGCTAATTTATATAATTCACAATCATCTTTTTCTATTACTGGCTTGTTTCTAGTTTTAATTTTTTTAAAAATCCTAAAATAATATTCGGATTCAAAACCATTTACTATCTTTACCATTCTAGAATTTGATGATACCCCACCTTTAGTTTCTAAATCAAGTACAAAGTAATATTCTTTTAAATCACCATTATCCAATCCTAATCTAGTAACAACATGTGTACCATCGTAATTACTAGTTCCATTTATTTTAACTGTATCTCCAATACTTAAATTATGTAAACACCCTAAACCAAAAGCGGTCATTTTTTTAGTAGATACTAAAGCTGGTGTTGTGTTGATAATTAATAACCCACCGTTAACCATACTATGAGTTGAGTTTTTTCTATGTGGATATGTAATAGTTAAATCCCAATTTTTAACTGGTTTATCCCCTAATTTACCATTAAACGGTACCGTATCTTGTAAAAATGAAAACCGTTTTCTAGTTGGTTCCATATCGTAAAATTTAGTTATACCAGCTTTTGTTTTATCTGGTTCATAAAACCCAAACCAACCATCAATCTCATATAAATTATTTCTAATCGATTCATAATACGTTATATCAGTTGAATCGTTTATATTATTATTCTTAGGGAATGATGTATCTAAAAAGGTAAAATCATTAAGACCTTTCCAAGTATTAACTCCAGTTAGAGAGGTTAAATTAAACAAAGCGTTAGAACTGTTTGGATTTATAGTACCTAATATCCTATAATAATTACAGCTTTGTCTCTCTAAATCAAATCTATCACCTACATCAATTATTTTATTAATTTGGTCTTTTGGTAATAACTTTTCTTTACCATCCAAATTAATTTTGATAAAAGTATCGGTATTGTTAGACTTTTTTGAAGTCTCTGAATTTAACCTTTGTTGTGTTCTAATTATACTCATTATCCGCTTATGGTTTTAGTACATCCAACACTGTCTGTTAATGTTGTTGTTATTTTTGGTAAGTTATCAATTATTTTAGTGTTCATAGCGTATGGACTTGATGTTATAGCTCCTTTACCTCCAGCTGCATATACGGTATGTTCATAAGAATTATTGGGTTTTAATGTTGTGCTTATACTAGCATGTAACTCAATTATTGGTAATTTAATTGAATCTCTACTTATTGTTATTGTATTTGAATAACAAATTGGGTCGTTATTTTGATATGCAACTCTAAGACTAACATCAACACCGATAGAATTTTTAGGTATTTTTATACTCATAAGTGTAGCGTTATTAGTATATGGAACACTTAATTTAACCCAATTACCATTTATATCTAAATACTCTACATTAGATGATGTTGGGGCATTAAATTCATAATCTAACGTAAAACTAATAAGATATTCATCACTATAACATTGTTTATCCAATTGTTGTTCAGTACCAGATGTCAATGTCATTTTAGGGTTTATATTACTTATTTGTGTTGTCAATGTAGAACTTTGTGGTGGTGTTGAGCTATCTGTTATCACCGTTGTATATGTACCTATAGATAAATCGGATAAACTAGCATTTGTAGATATAAAACTATCTGGTCCAGTTGTTTTAAATGAATAAGGTGTTTTACCATCTTTTGCTTTAATGTTTATAATACCATCATTACTATCAACACATGTTGAATCTGTTTTAGTTATATCACCACTAACTATTGGAGTTGATGTTATTATTAACTTGTCAATAATGATAGTTTCACCAGTACTATCAGAAACAATCAAGGTGTACCCAATTGGTTCTAAACTTGGTAAGTTTGGTATGGTATCAGAGGTAGCTGGTGTTATAGGTCCTTTAACTATATTTCCGTTAGCATCTTTTAATGTGTAAGTATACGGACTTACACCATTGATAATATAGGCAATAGTTATCTCACCATCATTACTTGATGTTGTTTTAGCATTTTTACTGACATAAGCATGAGCTGATAATGGTTGAGGACCATATATTGTTATGTTTTTATTTACCATGTTACCTAATGAATCAGAACCTTTTATTGAATATGAACCAACACCTAAATTATAGATTATTATGTTAGTATTAGACTCAGTAACACCATTTGATGAAGTGTTAGGTCCAACTACTGTATATTTTATTGGTGCTGTTCCACCAATAAAACTAAATGTAATAGTACCAGTTGAATCATTTTTTTTCGTAGGTGTGGTGTTTGATTGAATAATCAAATTATCTTTAATAATTTTTGAACACTCAGTAAAGTATCTGCTATTCATTTTATGTAATGCAGTTTTTCCATTCATCAACCCAAAATAAAAATAATAAGAATTTTTAGGTTGTATGTAAGCAGTAGAAATTGCTGGGGTGTATCTTTTAAAGTCTAAATAGTCAGCGCCATTGTCATTTAATGAAACTAAATCATATTCATCTTTATTGTTTATATTAAATTCAGAACTAACACCTTTTGATGGGTAAGAAAATGCTGTTGGTGACTTTGAGTCTTTATTAATCAAATAGAAATAATCCCTAAATAATTTACCAGTATCATCATCAATATTTTTAGAACCTATATTACCAGATGGTGGTATTATTAGATTATTTGGACCAAAAGTAACTTCGTCAATATCAACACCAAATTCACATATGTGTCTAACATTGTTACAACCTTTAAATGGTACGTGTATACCGATACAATCAACATTGAAAAATAAGAATGGCATGTTATTTTTTTTAATAACGTTAGATAATTCAACCATACCAGATTCAATAACTACCTCTTTACCATTGATTATATCCTTTTCAGCCACGGCTGGAACCGATTTGTAAGTTGTTGGAACTAATAAATTATTTAATTTTGGAACACCTTGCCAATCACTTTCAAGTATTGAACCCAAACAAATGATATCAGTAGCAAATAACATATTTTTAGTTGATATAGAGTCATAGTGAGTTGTCGAACCATAATATAATGTTCTACCAACCTTTTTAATTAACCCTTCAAGTATATCATTGTCATCACCTTGGTTCTGTGAATTATATGATGATGAAAGACATGTGTCTGCTAAGTGTTGTGAACCGCAACTATTATCTGGAGTTCCATTTTGATTAGAGTCAACACCAGTATAATCATCATCACTAGAAAAACTATCACAATCATATTCACAAAATGTTTCACGTCCGCCAACTTGACTATTTGGTCTTTTCTTTTTATATTTTAACAAATAAGCATATAAAGAACCATTAACCCATTCATTGTAAAAATCAAATTTAAACATACTCATAGATTTAGCCATTTGAAATGCTATACAATCTGATAACCCGTCTGTTTCAAATATTGGTTCTGTTTGGCTTAGCGTATAGTAACCACCACCCGTACCTAAAGTTAAATCTACTTTTTTATCAGTATCACAATTTAAATTAAAAACCTTACAGATATTTGGGCATGCTGGTGCAAAAGCTATTTCTTTACCATCTTCATTACCACATGTACTTTTAATACTTATACAAGATATATAACTTGGTTCCGTTATTTTATATTTAGCCGCATCCATTTCCAGTTTTTTTGGTAATAATAGATTTATAAGAAATATAATAGCACCAATAAAACTATTTAAAATCCTAATCATAATCCTTAACCCAAAAATAACACCATTAAGTGATGGTATTAGTGTAAGATTTAATACACTTATTAATACGGTTATAATTGTTATAATATAACAAATGATACTAAACATTGGATTGGTTTCCGTGTTTATCCTATTATATGGAAAAATTGTTTTAGTACCAGTACATGTATCGTTATCAACATCTTTAATACCAGTATAGCTATTACCCACATATGGTAATCCATTTGTAAATGCTGTTCTTTGAAATCTAGGTATGAAATTTTTAACTGTATATATCTTATTCCAATACATGTCATAAAAACTACTATCTTTAGTTGCTTGTCCTCCATTTTCAGCAGCTGAACCAAATAAATAATCCACCTCACTTTTTTTAGATGGGTTATTAGGAACTAAGTATTTACCTCTAACTCTTTTTCTACCTTCACCGCCAGTTTCATCCATTCCAATTCTAAATCTGACACTAGCTCTTGTTGGTATACCTACTGTTGGGTCTTGTGAGAACGTTAGATTACCTTCTTCATCCGTAGTCATGTAGTCTAAGTTCATCGGTACTTGATAAGCCCAAGTTCCATCTTCATCTATTACACGACCACCTTCAACGTCAAATCTCTCTATGTCATCGTCCATGGTTTTTCTAATCATTTCGATTGTACCTTCACCAGTTACTTGCTGACACAACTCACCCATTGAGTTTCTAGGTTTGCAATTTCTATTTATACTATTTTTTTCGTTATCACCAAATATGCTACCCATAAATATAGCTGAAGGTACAACCTCAAAGTTTAATGGGATATCTAACCTAGTTATACCTATCTCACAATTCTCAGAATCACCCCAGAATGGTTGTACATTTACACCAATATTAGCTGTTTTTATTTGTAGTAATTTATCTAAATTATTACCACCTTTAAATTTAGTCGGTGAAACAAACATTTTTTCTGGTGTACCTTGTGCTATCAAATCATAAGGTCTTTGTGATATAATACCAATGTCTGACATGTCAGCATCCACATGTAATGTGTATGTACCTAATGGTACTCCAAATAACATAAAATCACCAGCGTAATTTGTTGTTGTTGTAAATTTATAATATTTACAATATATTTCCAACATGGTTGGATTATCTAATACTTCCCTTTTATTTGGAAATGTACCTATTGGTGTTGAGCAATTATTATTAGGTGAAGGATTCTTAGGTAATAAATTATACCTTTTACCATCTTCTGTTTTATCATTAACCGTTTCAAATGGATATAAATTTCTAATATCTGAATCTTTTTTATCATTTTCATCAATTGGTAAAAAAACACTTACTTTAGCATTAGGCACACCAAATCCATTATTAACATTTACCCTACCAACAATAACCCCATAATCAGAACAAAACTTAGTGTAAGCCTCATCTTGTGAAATCTTAAGACTTAAGATTTCAATAAAATCAAACTCTTGTTCTAAATTTACTTTGATGTAATTATCATCACCATTTGGTGTTGTTTTAATTCTTATAGTATTAGACATAATTTATTTACTATCTGTTTTTTCATATATTATGTTTTCAACATCCATTAACTCATATTCATCTTCGTCATCATAAATGTCATCATCATAATCGTCTTCATTATTTTTATTCTTGAAGGTTTTAGCCATGAATTTTAACATTTCATATATATTAACATCCTTATTTAAAACCAAAGTTCTAAACAAAAGCCATACACTAAAGATTAGTATTATTGGTAAGGTTAATAATGAAAGTGAGAACATTATTGTTCTTAATGAATAATTAAGAATTCTTTTTGATAAGTTAATATCTGAACCAACACTATATTGATTATCATTGTTTTTACAATTACAGCCCATTTTTTAAAAAATTTTTATATATTATATGCTTAAAAATACTATTTTTAATTAAATAATTAAATACTATTATTTAACTCTAATTTTGATATCTTTAGTAGGTTCTAAAATTTCAAACATACTTGTTGGTTCACCGAACAAAGTGTAGTCACCAGTTAAATCAATTTGTCTTGTTTCAGCATCCAAATATGGTTGTGAAATCTCATTTAGACTATATATACCACCAACATTATTATAAACTCTTAAATCAATCACGTTTATCACACCACCAACATTATTAATCTCTTTTAATAAATTTGAAATATAAATGTTATCACCCATTTGGTATTTGTTGATATCCATGTAGTTTTGTATATTTGTTATCACATCTGATATTACTTGTGATTGTGTGACTTGTTTATCTATCATTAAATCAATTTCAAAACCTAGATTAATTACCCTACCATCAGTAATTGTAACATAATCGTTAAGCATTCTATAATCAGCTAAATAAGTTGATATATTATCTTTCAATGCACTTGTTGATGTGTTGGTTAATTTAGAATTTCCATCCAACCCTAAAACATATACGTTGATTTTATTTCTTTCTTCAAACACACCACATCTAAATGGAACACCAAATTTACCTGGCATTTGTGATATTCTAGACTGATAATCTTTAATCGTAACAGCTCTATTCTGTGCGGCAAAGTTATATCTAACCATATTCCTAACCTCATCAACACTAGGTACGTCTCTACCACCCAATGCTGGAAATGCGTTGTTTACTGTTAAAGAATTTTTAACTGCGTTGTTTATTTGTTGATTACTACCAATAACACTAACGTTTGCTAACCCAACACTAGTTAATAAGTTAACACCAACATTGGTATCTGAACCACCACCGACTCTATATTTCACAAACATAGTAGTGTTGGCTGTTGGTGTTTCACCTAATGACATATTATTAATAAAATCACCAATTTGATTTACCAACGCTGAATTTGTATCAAAATCAGAAAGACTTGAAGTATCTTTTGTTCCAGAACCAAAAATTAATTTAGTAAAACCTAAATCTGTATATTCACGAATGAATTTTTTAGTTACCGATATAAATTTACCTGGTCTTACACCAGCATTATCTGTATTTTTTGTGTTGTCTTCAATAAAAACTTTATCTTCAGCCAACGCATCCATCTCGAACCATCTATTCGTTATGTCTAAGAATTGTGATGGTGTTGGTTCAGTAGTGAAGTCATTACCTTGTAACGAAACCACAGAATCAATAGAAATGACATTATCGTCTGGTAATGATAACTCAAAGAATGGTCTAACATCGTTAGAGTTTATAACTCTTTTGAATATCTTTGTAAACCCATTTACAACCATCTCTCTTTTGGTTATGGTATAATTAATGATAGTTCCGTTTGAATCTATATTTGGTATAATTAACCTATTTGGTATACCACCGACAGTAAATGGATTAGAGAAATCAATATCATTACTCGTTTCAAATACTTTACCACCTCCAGTTACTTGTGCACCAGCTCTAATTATTGGTGCGTATGATGAATCAAATGTGTCACCAAAAACTGGAACTTTAACACTAAAATCAACAATGGTTACAGATGGACGTTTACCAGGTATTTTTAACCCAAATGTCCTAGCTAAAGACATTACTGATTTTTTCTCTTGTGCATAATCTATTTGTGTCTCTTGGAACATTCTATCAGTGTTTACTGATAACATATCACCAACAGCTGCATTTAATTCTAAAAGCATCATACCTACACTAGCATCATTAAAATCATTAAAAATGTCTGGATAATACTTCCTAACCATATCTATTAATTCAGCTCTTATGTCCGCGAAATTCCTACTTGTATATCCAATTCCTTGATTTGCCATATTTGTTTTGTTTATTATAAATATAATAAAAAAATAAATTTAATAAATGTTGTATTTGTTATTATTTTCAGTATATTTGTATTTAATTAAAGAACCAACAAAAATTGAAAAAAAAGACAAGTCAAGAATTTATAACTGAAGCTAAAGAAATACATGGAGATAAATATGATTATACGTTAGTTGATTATATTAATAACATGAAAAAAGTTAAAATAATTTGTCCAACACATGGTGTTTTTGAACAAGCACCAAGTAAGCATTTATTAGGTCAGTCTTGTCCAGAATGTTCTCGTAAAAATCTTAGTGACACACAAAGAAAAAGTTCTTTTAGTTTTATATCTGAAGCTAAAGAAATACATGGGGATAAATATGACTATACGTTAGTTGATTATGTTAACTATAAAAATAAAGTTAAAATAATTTGTCCAACACATGGTGTTTTTGAACAATCACCAAGTAATCATTTAAGTGGTAAGGGATGTTTATATTGTGGTGGTACTAGTGGTATGGATAAAACTTTATTTATTCTAAAAGCTAAAGAAATACATGGAGATAAATATGATTATACAAATGTAGATTATGTTAACTCACACACAAAAGTTAAGATAATTTGTCCAACACACGGTATTTTTGAACAATCGCCAAATAATCATTTATCAAAAAAACAAGGTTGTTATAAATGTTTGAATAAAATACATGACAATGATTCGTTTATTAGAGTATCTTCTTTAATTCATAATAACAAGTATG